TTCCCGCTGGACATGCTCCGGTACGACGGATGCCATCCATCCCACGAGGCCGATGCCTCCTCCATCCACCACACCTTCTGCCGTCCCCTTCAAGAGAGGACTCACGCGATCTCCCTGTCCAGGATCGGGGACAAGGGCTGGAAGCCTACCGAGGGCAGGTGGCAGAGCTTCGGCTGGAAGGTCGTCGCCATCGAGAAGCCCGTGAAGCTGCCATGAACGGCACCATCGACATCATCGACGGGATCCCCCACGTGAAGGATGACCCCCCCGCCTTCGAGTACGCCGAGCCCATCCAGGTAACAAGGTGGTGGCCACTCCCTACTGCCTCCGGACGAGTGAAGCAGGGCGACAAGTGCTTCTACCGCGGCGATGGCTTCTACCTCGTCTACACATCGAACGGCGGCTTCAACTTCCGGCTCCCCGCCGGTGGATCTACCGAGGCCACGAAGATCATCCGTGAGCCCGTACCTCTTCCGAAAAGGACGAGACTATCCTGTCGCTGGAAGGATGGTCGCTGGCAGAAGCTATCCAAGCGAGACGGATGGATCGACGCCTGATCGCTGTCCCTTCATCCTCTCCAGTACCTTCTCCCGGTTCTTCTCGTACCACGCCCGCGCACGCGCCCGCTCCTTCATGCAATTAATTGCAGCGTACTCCCGTTTCTTCGCCAACCGTGCCTCCCGCTTCGGACCTTCCCGATACGCCTTGTCCAAGACCTTCTTGCAGTCCAGGCACTCCGACGAATAGAGACCCCTTCCACTCCGACGCCGGAACGAGGTCAAAGGCTTCCAGACCTTGCAACGGGTACACGTCTTGCCCCCGCCCTCGAACTTCATCTCCGCATGGACCTTCCGATGGTCGCCATGGGTCACGAGTTCAAGATTCTCGATCCGGTAGTCAGCCCGGTCCTGATTCTTGTGATGAATGTCGTGGCCTTCTGGAACTGGTCCATGATGTTGTTCCCATACCCAGACATGAATCAGCTTGTAGCGGTTGTTCCGGATGGAAGAATCCCACCAGTGCCATCGTGGATATCCTTCGCAGACGTGAATCTCCGCTTTGGGATTGGGCTTACCGTAGGTCGGGTACTTGGCTTCCATTCGACACCTCCTGTTGCGAACAGGATGTATCGTCATGGATTGCTTGTCAAGGGGAAAACATTACAAAGGTCGTGTCAGAGGCCCGTTTTCACGTGTCAGACGTTGAGACACGTGATCCGGCCGTAGAACGATCCACCGCGCAGCATCTTTTTCGCGTAGCGGGTCTTCAGGCCCTTGACGAGAGTGAGGTCTTCGGGGTTGACGAAGGTGGCGCTCACCTCGATGGGGATGTAGGGAGCGTAGACGTAGCCCGCGTGGATGAAGGACGGACCCTTGTATCCGATCAGGATGCCGTCGTTGGGGAAGTAGGGGTCCTGGTAGACCACGTACTTCTGCTTCAGGGTTCCCATCTTGGCCACGCCGAACTGGGTCTGGACGGCCCCGATGGACATCGGAGTCACCTCTCCGTCGAACTTGCCACCGAACTCCGAGGTCCAGATCGGCTGGTAGTCCCCGTGGCTCTGAAGCTGCGACAGGTGCGCCATGATGTCCGGGCTCGTCACCTGGAAGTTGGCAGGCCCGCGACGGTTCTTCTTGTGGATGTCCGACGCCACCTTGTCCATCTTCGTCAGGATCGTCCTGTACCACTCCATGTCCGTGTAGCCCGAACCCGCAGGGATGGCGAAGTCGAACGTCTCCGCGAGCGCCGTCCCGAGCGCCCACAGATCCATGATGATCTCCCGGTCCACCTCCAGCGCGATCTGCGCCGTGGCGAAGTCCGTCACCGTCGCCTCCGCGTCCATCCCGTGCATCGCCCGGAAGTCCTCGATGGCGTTCGAGGTGATCCTGGCCTTCAGCCTCCGGTCCCTCGCCTTGATCGCCTCCAGCGTCACGTCGAAGTAGTATTCCGACGCGAGCGTGTTGTTCTCCGAGTTGTAGAAGTATTCCGCCGTGATCGCGTGGCCCGCCAGCGGAGCTATCGGGAACAGGAACCCGGAGATCGCGCCGTTCGAGTAGTTGATCGTTCCGGCCGCGCCGACGAATCCGCCCGACCCGTTGTCCAGGACTTCCTGCACGACCGCGCCCAGGGCGTCGTACTCGCGGATCCTGACGTAGTAGCCGTCCGTGATGTTCAGCGGACGAACCGGCGTCCAGCCCAGGCTGATCGACAGCGGCGCTCCCGCACCACCGAAGTCCACGCCGTTGCCCGTGGCGATCCGCTCGCGGTCGATGAACTCCGACGTGTAGAACCTGTCGAAGTTGTCGTAGACCGAGCTTCCCGCCGTGCTCTGGCCCTTCGACTTGCCGTAGTACACGTCCATGTAGAAGATCCCACCGACCGGCGCGTTCATCGGCTGCACCGACACGATGTCCGGGGCGATGAGATTGGCGATGAGCTTCTTCAGGATCGGGAAGAGGTACTTCGTGTAGTACGCCACGTTCTGCGTGGTCGTCGCCTCTTCAAGCCTGCTGGGGTTCCGGAGCGAGTCCAGGTGGTATGCCTGCGACTCGAACATGAACGCACCGATCTTCTTCCTGTGCGGATCCTTGATGCCCTTCAGCACGTCGCCCCACTTGTTCATGAGGTACGTCGCCATGGAGGTGTCCAGGATGGTTCCCTTCACGGCTGCCCTGTCGAGCATTTCCCTTGCTTCGGTCATGGCCTTGTTTCCTTTTCAGCTAGGAGATTCACTCCTCGATTACGTCCTTCGGGCGAACACCGAGCCGTTCCATCGTCTCCTGGAAGTCAGCCTGTGCAGCCATGGACGGGCGGCTCCCACCATCCTGCTTCTCGTCCTCCTTCAACGTCTGCACTCCACGAGGCTCCGGAGGTGCCTGACGTACCGGGACGACAGCATTCTTGATGATCATCGCTGCCTCTTCCACACTGCTCACGCGCTCGACCAGGGGACGCAACCTCGCGGCGTCCGACCGCCCACTCAGCATCTTCTCCACTTCGACCTTGATCGACATCTGCTCGACTTTGGACTGGAGTTCCTTGCCGCGATCCTCCAGCGTCCGGATCTTGTGCTCGTACTTCTTCTCGTCCGTATTGGCCTCCGCTTCGATTCGCTTGGCCTCACGGTACAAGTCCTCGTACTTGCCTACCAGTTCCGTCGCCTTCTGGTTCGCTTCGTCGCACCGCTTCTTCCACGACTCGATCTCTGCTCGAAGCTCCGCTACCACGACATCGTGCTTCGACTTGACTCCCTCGATCTCCTCCGACCTTGCCTTCTCGATCTCTCCTAGCTGCTTCTCCAACCGGGACAAGGCTTCCCGGTGTTCCGTGCGTTCCTTCTCCAGTTGATCGATGTTGGCTTCAGCCTTCAGAGCCTTGTTCTCGCTCTCCTTCTTCTCGAACTCAGCGATTGCCGAGTCCAGCGCCTTCTTCCACTCCTCCTTCGTGTGCTTCGCAGGGCTCCCCAGGAGGTCCAGGACAGCCTGCCTGTACCCCTTCCCGCCCAGTGCCCTCTCTGCGTCCACCAGGAGCGTTAGCTGCTCGCCCATCGACGCCAGGAGCCTCGTCTGCTCATCGAGCTTGCCGTAACTCGCTTCGAGCATCCGGTACTTGCCCTGTGCATCTTCGAGCGCCTTGCTCAGATCCTCGATCCGCCCCTTGAACTCCTCCGGCACCAGGATGTTGCGCCGCGACAGGATCCGACCCACTTCCTCCAGGGCTTGCCTGTCCTGCACCGGAGCCAGCGTCGTGAGCAGATTCTCCCGCTCCTCCTCCGCAATCTGCGCCCGGTACTGCGCTATCGCATCGAGCGTCAGGGTCCTGAACTCGTCCTTCTGCTCTGCCAGCTTGTTCTGGAACTCGCTCCGCACGATCTCGACCGCATGATCGAATCCCTCGAACTGGGCAGGCACCTGCACGCGGGTCCTCGTGTGCTCCTGGATCACGTGCTCCGTCAGTTCCGCAGCCAGACCAGGGAAATCTCGCCTTAGCACCTCGTAGGTGACGACCATCTCCTCGATCTGCTGTAGATCCTTCGCCTCCTTGACCAGCTTCGGGTACGCATCCTTCGCTGCGGGATCCACCACCGCATCGAACGTGACCAGCATGAAGTCGTTGTTCACGTCCTCGATGTTGTCCTTGCCCGGCGTCGTGGTGCCCGTGCCACGGCTCGATGTCCCGAGTCGTCCATGGGCCTTGCAGATCGCAGACTGGATCCTGCCGTTCGGGGTGTCCAGGAGATCCCACCCGCCGAACAGTTCACCGTTCTCCTTCAGGTCCAGGTGGGTGATGATGTGACTGACTCTCTGGAACAGGGTACGTCCGTCCGCTGGATGATCTGTCTCACCGTAGACGCCCCTCGCCTCGATGTGGGGAGCGAGCCTCTTCAGGTTCGACTCGAAGATCCCCCTGCCGTACCTGCGGTTGTTCGCCGTGGGTATGTCCGCGTGCGCGAACTTCCCCTCGATGTGCCCCAGGATATGCAGCTTGCCCCCCGACTTCGACTCCACGACCCCATCCGGAGTGAACTGGTAGTCGGTAGGAGAAAGGAAGATTACGTCTTCCAGAAGCCTCTTTTCGACCATCAGTATTTCCTCCAACGGAATCGTCCAGCGTACTGCGTCCTGCTGATCATCCTGGACCGTCTACGTTCACGCCGGAACTGCACCAGCTTCGCCCGCTTCTTCTTCGCCCCGACCCTCAGAATCTCGCGGCGACCGGAACGATAGAGCGTTCGACGGCTCCGCTTCGTCTTCGGGTCTAGGCTGTCAAAGGGAGGTCCTCTCCCTCCAGCTTCTCGTAGTGGTCGATGCAGACCCCGATGGCCTTCACCGCGCTCACCATCTCGTCGTCCGGGATCGCGCCCTTCCCCTCGTACTTCTCGATCATGGCCACGATGCCGTCGCTCGTCTTCCGCGCCGACTCCGCATCCGACGCCAGATCCATGTCCTCGAACCTGTCGCCCAGGATCGCCACGATGACCGCCCCGCGCTCCAGGATCTCGATGTCCGTGCTCTCCACGACCGCCTGCGGCTTGCCCACCTGCTCGTGGAGCTTCGCGGACAGTTCCATCCCGGTGATCTGGAGGCGCTTGCGTCCCGCCGCCTTCTTCATCACGTCACCGAGGCGAGCCTTGGCCTTCTTGTACTTCTTCAGGAACCGCTTCCCGGCCGCGCTCTTCTTCCACTTCTTCGCCATCCGGCGCAGCTTCGCCTTGACCTTGCGGTAGTATTTCTTCGCCTTGCGGGCCTTCTTCCGAACGACCGCCCCGACCTTCTTCTTGATGAACCGCAGAGCTTCCTCCAGCGACTCGTCCGTGAGCGGCACGAGAGATTCGCTGGTGGGTGCGTCGGTAGAAGGCTGCCCCGCCGGAGGAGTGGCCTGCGCCGCCGCATCCCTCTTCTCCGACTCGACCTGACCCGGACGCGCTACCGCGCCACCCAGAGCAGCCGCCTCCTTCTCCGGGTCCGGATACATGGCAGCCGTGATCTCGTCCACCGATACGCCCAGGCTCTTCATCTGGTCTTCGAGAAGCTGGCGTCCCTGCTCTTTCTCGTCCATCGTAACACTCCTCCGTTAGACGTACCCTAGCAAGTCCCTGATGTGCTGCGCCGCCGCGACCCGATCTCGACCAATGACAGCTTCGACGTAGGCGTTTGCGATTCGTACCTTGTCCCTCTCAACGTCCGTCTCCCGGACGCCGAAGTCTTCAGCCATGTCCACGAAGTCACCGATCTTGCCGTCCACCAGATCGGTACTGACGATCTTCCCGTCCTGCGTAGTCGCAAAGACCTTCTTTTCGATGAGTGAGACGAACGTCATCCCCTTGTTCGTCACCTGCTCACGGGCTTGTCGGACAGCATTTTCCACCGACTCACGCCGGAGAAATCCGAGCACCTTGACTGGGACTTTCAGAACCATGCTCACCTACAACTACCCATAATTAGGCATCCTGTCAAGGATGATCGCTGTTGCAATCAATTTCACTACGCCGATTTTCGTCCCTTGTCGTACCGGATGGCCGATCTCATCTCGTTCATGAATGGGATCAGCATCCGAAACCGAGCCCCAATCTTGTCGTGGTGGTTCAGGAGCAAGCCCTGAAGCCTCCCCTCCATGCGCTTCTCGCTCTCCTTGTTCCCATCCTCCAGGATCCGCCTCATGTTCTTCTGGAGTTCCTCCCCAAGCGCCACGAACCCCCTCTGGTCATCCCGATCCATCAGCCCGAAAGCCGTCTTGACGTTCCGATGGCTCTCCCGCCGCCGATCCTTGTACTCCTTGGCAGCCAAGATCATCTGCATGGCCGGAACTGCCTTCCCCTCTTCCTCTCCACCCATCTCCGCAGCCAACTCCTGCTGCTTCCGCTGGTTCTCGACTTCGGCCTCGCCCTGGAGCTTAGATGCCTCCGCGTTGCCGAGGCCCTCCACGATGGTTTTCCAGACCTTCTCCTCTGCCCACTGGTCGAACACCGTATCGATCTCGTCATCGGCCCACTTGAAGATGTGCTGGAGAATCCATCGTACCGACACGAACTCCGAAAGCCGAGCCGCGAGGTCTGCCTTCGCAGCCATGACTTCCACCATCGCCAACTCGAAAATGGCCGATGGGATCGGCATGTGGTAGGCAAACTTCTCCGTCTTGTCCAAGTCGTACCCGAGCAGGTACAGGTGCGTGCGTGCGACCTGATTCCAGCCCGTCACCTCTGCCTTCCCAAGCCTCATGACGGCCCGTGCGAACCTCACGTCCTCGCTCGACAGCAATGCCTTGTTCATCGTCTCAGCGAAGTCCATGTACTGCCGTGGAACCTTCGTGGCGACGTAGAACTGCTGCAAGAAGTAGTTCACCTCATCCATACCCTGATAGTCAGGGCCGGAGATTGTCTCGATCCTGCTCTCTTCCTCACCGCCAATGATCGGGATCCAGAAATCCTCGTCACTTGTGAGAGGATTGAAGCGTGCATCTAGTTGCCCCGTGCGAGGGTTGATGAAGCGCCGCTTCTTGTAGCTGTTCTTGATCTGCTGGACGTAGGCGAATGCCTTCTCCGGTGGGAGCTTGTGAGCATTGATGTAGAAGGCGTACCGCCCCGGCGCTCTCGTGAGCTTGTGGACGAGCACCGCATCTTCCAACATCCGGAGCCGACGCCACACGTAGTCTGCTGACTCCAGGATCCCCAACCCATAGACCGCCCGCAGATCCCGTCGCAGTCTCCAGTGAACGATCTCTCCCGGCTCGAACAAGATCACGTTTCCGAGCACTCCGTAGAAGTCTGGATTGTCCCGTGGACGATCCAGATCCCCCTTCCCCTTAGCCTTCGCCAACAGGCTCACGAAGTCGTCCGCGCTGATGCTCGTACTGGCGATCCTTGCCGATTCGATCTGGTAGAACCCGAGCAGCTTTCCGCGACGATCCTCTACCCGACGCATCGTTGCCGTGGGCAGATAGTTGATCCCGCACACCCCCTCACCCTCACGGGCCAGGATCTCTCCGAAGTTGTTCCCGTACCGTCCAGTTGTCCTCGCGTGCGCCCACGCATCGTCCTCGATGTGCAGGTGGTCACGGAGATCGTCCAGGATGCCCTCGATAGCCTTGTCCTTCGACTGCGCCCAGATGACGTGGTTCTTTATCGAATCGTAGATCGTACAGTCGTCCGCGTATGTGTCCAAAACCAGCGAAGCTAATGGAAAAGTGTCCATCTCCTCGTAGCGACTGTACCTCGCCAGGAGCGTGTCCTCGAACATCGGCAGTGAGTAGTCGTAGCCAAGGTTCGGGTACGAATCTGGAGTCGATATCGCTCTCGTATTTGCTAGGGTCCAGCCACGGGCCAGATCCTTCGCCTGCGCGTCCTGCTCCTGCGCGAAGAAGGACGAAAGTGCGTCACGTACCTTTTTCCCAACTCCCAACGACTACTCCTCTAGGTCTCCATCGTCTCCCATCAGGAAGGGCATGGGAGATCGTCCCCTATCCTGTGCGATTCCTGGCATGATGTCAACGCTTGGCTCCATCCACTCCCGCGCCGTCCCCATCCTCTTCCCTGGCAATGTCCCCGCCCGTACAAACCTTCCAGGCGGGTGCATCGTAAGATTGTAGACTACTGCCGCCACGGCATCGGCTACGTCCTTCGACAGTACCCCCTCTTTCGGATCATTCGGGTGGTCGATCTTGATCGTGTTCTGCCTCGTCACGATCCGCTTCAAGGACTTCAGTTCGTCAATCCATGGCTTGTAGTGGTATGCCTGCACCCGCCCCTCGTAGAGTGCCACCTTGAAGGTCTCATACGCCTCTGGCGTCTTGTCCACCGATACGACTTCCGACTCGATCCCCTTGGCTTCTAGTTGCTGGATGGTGTCGAGCGATTGGTACTGGTCGCACGTCCCCCGATAGATGGAAAAGCCATGTTCCTGGAGCATGTAGATCAGAGCACGAACTTCACCCAGGATGATCTCCTTCCCCGGCGGTGGCACAACCCGCAGCATCAGGTCGATGTAGATGACCGGGGCCTGCTCCGATACGTCCTCCCCGCTCTCCGCGTCCCGACGCACCACCTCTACCCACCTCTCGATGTGCCCCATGCAAACGCCTGTCGCGTCCGCGTTCTTCGATAGGTCCAGGTGAACGCACCGTGCATCTTCCGGGTTCACCAGTGGAATCCACCTCTTCTCCGTGTAGCCTCCCTGGACCGCCACTTCTACCTGTCGGGCCAGCGCAGGCCATCGGAAACTGTCCTTCGACATCCCCACCATGTACTCATTGCTCGTGAATGGGTGCCTCTGCTCCGTCGTCGCCTCATCGATAGCCGTGTAGTTCTGGATGTAGTAGGACGTGTCCGAGGTCGGCAGCCCCAAGATGTCCTGGATCGCCGCCTCCAGGTTCGAGTCGAACGCCTTCCGGAACTCCACCGGCACGCCATGTACGTTCGCCCCCAGCTTCCGGTACTCCTCTGCCTGCGATTCGTCCTCCAGAATCCGCGCCCTCGTCTTGCCATCCCCTACCGCAACCCAGAAGTGCCTCCCCAAGAACCTGTCCTTCGGCTGCACGTGCCACGTCGCGTAGTCCCGCACGAATATCTTGGAGTTGTGCTTCGCCTCCTTGATCTTCTGCATCGTGAAGCTGCTGTGGTGAGCAGCCGACGAGTCGATCATCAGGAGCCCCGGCAATCTCCCGCTCCGCATGAAGCGGTTCTCCATCCTCCTACGGACGGACTCGTAGATCAGCTTCGCACGGTCCAGCATCGTCCGAAGGTCCGTAGCCGACTTCTGCGCCTTGAAGAAGTTGGCCTCGTCTATCGCTCCCCCGAACACGTCCAGGGCCATACCTGCATTCGAGGATGTGGACCCCGCAATGAACCCTATCCCCTTCGGGAACCATGCCTGCGTCTTGATGACTCGCGGTGGAAAGTTGTCCTGGAAGTACGGGCTCGCCCGTAGCATGTCCGTGACCTTTGCGTAGACACCCTTCTGCGCTAACTGGATCGTGGGTCCCACGAAGGTCAGGTAGATTTGCGAGATCGGGTCCAGCCCGAAGCTCCGCTGCGGATCCCGCAGACACGACAACTCGTAGGTCACGTAGCACAAGGCCGCGGCCGCGAAGTAGCTCTTCCCCCATCCAAAACTACCAGTTAGAATTGCTTCCTCATATCCGCCCTCGTGAAGCTCCACTAGGTCATCCATCAGCTTCGGCCAGAGCGTCAGCCGTCCAAGGTAGTAGGGATTGGTATAGAACTCCCCCGGCGATACTGGCTTCTGCTCGTACTCTAGCTCCGTGATTGCCCGAAGCACTGGATTCGCATCGCAGGACTCGTCTGCCAGGAGCGAATGGAGCGCAAACCTTTCCTCGTCACTTAGGGCATTGATCTGGCTCTCCAGGCTCACGTCCTGCTCGTCCGGAGTCAGGGCCGTCCGGTAACGTCCATTCTCGACAATGAGCATCTATCCAGCCTGCACTTCCCGGTGCTCCCCATCGACTACCGGGAGTGCCTTCACCTTCATGGCTTGCTCGAAGATTGCCAGGATCTTGCGCCGCCGTTCCGGGTCCTTCAGCACCTCTGCCGTCGCTGTCCCGTACCTCTCCTCTGCCACCATCACCGCTTCGGCCTGGAGCTTCAAGGTTCCAAGGTGCCTCTCGTCCAGCCCCGTGTCCATCCGTACTTGATGGATCCGATCCAGAAGCCCTCTCACCGCGTCGAACTCGCGTGAGATATTCGGCTTCATCGTTCCGCTATCCTCTTCCTCCTCCACGAACCTCTCGATGCGGGCCTTCTGAATCCGGAACATGCCCTCCAGTTCCTTCAAGACGTTGACCGAATCCGACACCTGACGGGCCAGTTCGAGGTATCGCTTCGGCTCTCTCTTGGCGATCTCCTCGGCTGGTACACCGTCCCTCTTGTATATCTCCAGGACTTTCACCAGGGATGCCCTGGTCACGTCCACGTACTCCCGCGCCTCCTTCTGGATGTAGTCCGCGATCTGGGGCAGCGAGTAGCCGTCCTTGATCATCTGGGTCACGATGGGAAAGCATTGCAGGGATCGAAGCCGCGTCGAGCGATTGGCAATGGATGGACGTAGACCCACGAGTCAAATTATTGACTCGCTCCCCGTTTTTGTCAATTACGGGGCCTTCTTCCTCCATCGGCCCTTCTCGTCCCTGGGCCAGTCCTTCATCTCGTCAATCATGAATGCCCTGGCATGAAGTTTGTACGTTTCCTTGTGCCACCCACCTGCCGTCGTGTATGGCTCCGGAGCCATATGGCATCTGTTCTGCGGACCCTTCCGGATCCACTCAGGATCGATGCAGCGTCCACCCCTGGACACCCTTACGTACCCATCCAGCGGAACGTGGACCGGCTTCTCGGTCGGCCAGAACGCCACCAGGAGGCACTTCTTCACTCCTGTCGTTCTCCACTCGTCAGGCTCCGGCTCGTGGTAGCCGTCTATACCGTTGTACCCATTCGATCCAGGCTTCACGTACCCCTCCTGGACCGTCCTGAACCCGACCACCCACCCCGTCCTGGGCTCGATCTCCTTCTGCTCCCACCAGAACTTATTCACCGTGGAAGTCTTGGAGACATAGCCCTTCTGCCTCTCCAGTACCTTGCTGACGAGGACCTTCGTCCCCATCAGCTTGACCATCTCCACGTGCTTCATGGCTTCTCTCCCACGATCCTGACTCGACATCCTTTGCAGATATCGAGGCGTTCATCCCGGAAGACCTCCTCATGTCCCCATGGCCTCTGGACCCGCATCCTATTCGAACGCAGTATGGGCTGCCCTGGGTGCAGCGTACACATCGGGAGACCGACTTCCATCGGCACGACATCGAACCAGCACTTCCGGCCATCCTTGAACTCACAGAACTCGGGATCCAAGTCCAGCAAGATACTCCAGGCTTCTTTCATGGCTCATTTCCCCTTTTCGTTCCCAGCTTTCCGATGGTGCCCATCAACTCACCGAACAACTCACTGAATGGCTTGTGCTTCTCCGCTTGGGCCTTCTCCCATCTCCAGGCTGGCCTCTTCTCTCCTACCATCATGCTTAGGTTCTCGATGAAGCATTCCCCATGAACCCTCCACGTCTCCATCCCCGGACCTTCCAATCCTGCCGTGACGTACTCGACATAGTGAGTCCCCTTCTCGATTGCCTCGTCACAGGCATGGCACTCATGACGCTTCCGGGCCTTCCTGATCTTGCGGTGGAAAATCCAGTTCTCCCCTGCCCACATTCCGTCGTGGTCCTCGATGATGTCCCGGCGGATATCGACAGGATCGTTCACTGTGACGCCACTTCCACCAACTCGCGCCCAAAACAGTCCATCACCATTTCCGCGAACTCGATCCCGCTCACGTACCACGACAGCCCCATGCCCCACTGCCCGTCATCGTCGAAC